AGTTGTACCTCTGATACTTTAATGGATTTGCCTGATTTAGTGTAATTTTTCATTGTGTGATGTTTTTATAAATGTTTAAACTAATTTTATAATTGTGTGTACATTTCAGTTGTTTTAGAAAATATATTTGTGAGCATATCACAATATACCCCTTTGTACTCTTTAAGAATATGTATTTCGGTTCCGTTAACCTTAATAAATTCCATGTCATAAAGATCTGAACACCTTCTGTATATGATTTTCATATAGTTACATTTACTTAGGTTCCTCTTTAGCTTGAATATGGTTTCAACGTCTCCATTATCTTTAGTTGATCTGAATTTTGGTTGTGTTCCTGTCATTGCAAAAAATCTATTCCCTCCAAGGCTTTTTATCAACTCTTTAATTACGATTTCCTCATAATCCAATTTACTATCGTTTTCCATGTTTAATATATTTAGTATGTAATGATATTATTTGTACTTGGCTAAAAGGTCATATAAAGCCTTTTCCAGAATGGCAATTTCTTCGCCATAAATTCCATCGACGGAATCAATCTCAAAATCAAGTATTGCATCTTTCATGCTGTTAGATCCTGTAGAGAAATTCAATTCGTTTTTATCTAACCATTGATTAAGAAATTCAAGTTCAAAATCTGACCTGTTACTAAGTGCTAGGAATTGGGTTTTGAAATGATCATACATTATTGATCCGTCACGATACATTTCCCAAAGGTTGTACTGGATCTCTGATCTTTTAATTTGAACTAGTGCGTTCACAAAGTTTTCGGAATGAATAAAGGTAGTTTTCATGATGTGATGTGATGTTAAATGTTTAATTATACAATAAAGATAGTATAAATATTTATATATCCAAAAGAAAAACTATTTAATTCTAAAAAAGAAAACTTCTTCGATATTTTTCAAATGCATCATACCTTAAATGGCACAATTGACAAAGTGCCTTTAGTCGATCATCACTTATATTCTCATTTTCTTCATCATGATCTAAATGGGCAATTGTAAGGATTACTTTAACAGTCTTTACAATTCCATCTATTTTTTCACGTTCTGCATCTTCAATGCTCCTGAACCATATTGTTCTTTTTTTGTATTTTCCATTTTCTTTTACATTAAGTTTTATAGAGTAAACATTTGAATGGTTTTCTAATCCACAATTCTCACATTTATCACACGCTCTATTTAATATTCTTGGCCTTATTTCTGTTAACCAGTTGTCTGGGTACTTATTATAATCAATTGGCATTTTGTTCTATTTTAATTAATTCTACAACTCCTTTTATGGTTATCTGGTATTCGTTTTCGTTTTCACATTTCATAATCAATTCCAGTTTAATAAGATTACTCAATAGGTATTCGGTAACAACCCAGGCTGACCCGTGTTGAATTTTTTCGTGCAATTCAGTTCCAGTTATTCCACACAAGTTAATAGGTCTTATCAATATAGATAGAACCATTTTCTGATGCCTTGAAAGTGGAATTCGTGTTTTCATTATTTCTACTGTACCTTTTCAATCTTCAATATATGAATAGAAGTAACATTCAAGTTTGAAGAAAACGTCTCAATGGCTGACAATATACCAAATGCAGGTATTACTATTTCACTGATTCCGCAATGGTTCCTATATGTGATCTTATAATTGTTCATATCTTGTTAATTTCACTAAATGACTTCCATCCAACTTCTGTAAAATTTGTAGAGTAAACTTCCTTTCTGGGTTTTATTGGTCTCCAATTTGGATCGCAAAATAATCTATAATGCCAGACATCGTTTTTTATTCCAACATTAGAATAAGGAGGTTCACACCACACTAAATTTTTACTAAATCCAAAAAACATTTCAACCAATTTATGAGCTATCTTCATTTTGTGGGGTTTCCTATTTCCAAATTTATCTACAAAACTGATTGACAAATGATAGCACCTTTCATAATCTGGATTTTTCCACCATCCACAAGTATGGTGCCCAGAATCCCTTGTGAAAATAATCATAGCATCATACTTTTCAATCCAAAACCGGCAATTCCAAAAATAGTCATTTGGTTCTGGCGTATTGAATATTCCTTTAGCTGAATTAACTACAACGGTTTTTATTATTTGATTCTCACTCATGTTCATACTTAAAACTCTCATGACCTACTGTTTTTCTAAATCGATTTCTATTCCAAATAAATGATGCGGTATAAATCTGTGCTGTAGATTGAGTTTGACCATGATCCTTATACTTGATCGGCTCATTCTCAAAAATTCGCTATCCGCATAGTAAAGAGTCTTGAACTCCTTGGGTGCTACATGATCAAGGAACTCATAATATTTTATCACTTTTCCTTGTTTCAACTCTAAAAGATCGTTTTTAAGCGTTCTGATGCGTTTATTTAGCAATGGGGTTGGTATTGTGTCTCTCATACGTTGTTTCGCTGTGGTGTTATACGTGGTGACTTCCTGTGGGTTGTTTGACTATATTCCAGAATGGATCTCACAAAGTAATGCAAGTTCGGGCAACATTTCATCAAACTTGGCTTTCATTTCAGCTATTTGATTAGGATCTGACCCAAAATTATAGGCATAGGTAAGATCTTCATTGAAGTCAAGTAACTTCTTTATAAGTTCGTCGGAGTTCATGATATTGTGATGTTTAAATGTTTATTACAGTAAATATATGTATAAATATTTATATAAAAAAGATAAATCGAATAAAAAAGCCCATCTACGAATAGACAGGCCAATTCAACTAATCAATAAACACTATGTTACCGCTACCTTTTTAATGGTGTACGGTGCCCCTTTTGTACCTCCTGCGGAAACTGGTGTATTAGCCGTAGCTGTCACATCAATTGCCAATAGGTTGTTTTTAGTGATCGTACCTTGATGCCTTGCAGAAATTTTAGCATAAGGGAACTCAATTGTCATGTAGAATCCATTGATTGCCTTACTGGTCAATCTAACAGACAGATAAGTATCTGCTATACTTTCTGGTGCATCCCATGTTTTTGTTCCATCAGTGTACGTACCACCCATCAGTAATACTAATGCATCCCCGAAAACTTCAAATAACCTAAAGGTTAAAATGTTTGGGTTTGCCGCTGCAGATAATGTCAAATAGGCATCTTCCTGCTCTGTGGTTATCGTTTCTTCATTGGCTTCCGAACCATCGAAATTAGTAGAGTTTAGTTCAACTACGTTAAATTCTGTCAAACTTGCACCCATTATCCCATCACCTGGGGCACCGATCTCAATCTTCGCAACACCTAAAACGTTATCATTCTTTGCCATGATTTTTAAATTTTATAATGTTAAATAATTTATTTTGATATTGTAAAAAAACTTTCCCTTACTCTCTTGGCTCTTGAAAACCCCTTTATCATCTTCAATGTTTAAATGAAGTGTAATTTGGTGATCTTCAAAATAATGCTCCTTTTCATTTACCAGTGGAAAGATAAGATCCACTAATTCCTTCATCCTTTTCAAATTTGCTACATCTTCATTAATGCCCATGATATGAACGTTAATATTTAAGAACCCCTCTTGTAGATATTGGACCCGATTGTTCAAAAGATTTATGCAAACGTTTTCATTCTGATCACCCATTTCTTCATCGCCTATGATCACTTTCCCACTGATCTCGGTTTTTAGTACCGGATTCAGGATCTTGAAAACTCCCGATAATATATCAAAACTGGATTGCACTTAGTAAATTTTTAAACTCGTTGTCACTTGGTACACTGCCTGTAATAACATCATACCCCTTTGTTTCTACATACGCTGCATAGCGCATCCCTGCTACCCCTATCAGAACATATCCTTTTGGATAAAGTTGGGCAATTTCGTTGGCGTATGCCAATCCAACTGACTTCCCTTCAATGGTATTCGCCTTACTAGACCCTGCAAAGTTTCTGGTAACGACTTGACCATCCCTAAGAATTAAGTAACCAATGCTACTTCTTAAATTTCCAGTTCTGTCAATATAGGTACTTATAGTTCGCGCTCTATTAATAAACTGTTCGCCCTGATAAGCTAGAACATTTATTGCTCTTTCATCATACTCCTTCCTTCTCTGATCCAGAACGTTTTCGATCTGCTTAGTAGTAAAGAGTGCTTTCAGTCCATTTAATTTAGCCATATCACTGTGTGGGTTTGCATTGGTATAATTCTAACTATATCCCATTTTCTACCCTCATAGCGAAATAAGGTATTCTCCATACCAAACAGTTTTAACACACCCTTAGATTTTGGCATGAAAAACTTAGCGTTATACCCCCTGTCCAGTCCGCTTTTATGCTCAAAACGTCCTGTTAATGAAATGGTGGTACATTCGTTTTCAGTTACACCTACGATCCCATCTTCTGTATCAGTTAGCAACTCTGGTACAATTAATTTGGCCATATGTGGGTATCGTGTTATCATCCTAGTTTAGTGATCTTCAAATCTAGTTTTGTGTAACCTAATTCTTGGTACTTATCATCGTTATACTTCAAGTAAATGTTTCTGGCCCTCAACATCAATATATCTCTATTTGCCTGTACTGTTAACTCACCTTCTCTATAATTGGGAACGGTGGCTAATTCCAAATAAAGATCTGCTGAAATCAGTTCCATACTTTTCAATTCACTAGCCGTATAATCATCGGTCATTTCAACCCCCCTGCTTGTGAACGCCAACTCGATTACTCGATCTGGAACGTTCACAAATGTTGGGTTAGATTTTATAGCATCTTCGATAGTCATTGCACTAAGGTATTAACTCCAAGTTGTTGCGTTTAGAGTGTTCAAAAGGAAAATTCCTTTTACATTGTTTAGGGTCGGGAACGCTACTGACTCCCCTTTGGTGTAAACCCTGAATGGGTTTCTGTCATTCCAACGAGTGATCCGTACTATATCCCTGTTTGCTGCCATTGCTGCAGGATCAGCATATCCTTCCACTTTTTCCTCTGCAGTCAAAGTAAATTGAGTGCTACCGGCAGTGGGTGAAGATAGGAAAGCAACTTTTCCTGTACTCCATGGGCTGTAAGTGGTCAATGATCCATCTTTACCTTCAATTGTCACAGTTGAATCTATGATAACAATAGGTGGTAAACCATTGCTGTTCAAGATCACATTGATCTGTTCCAAGGTAGGAGATAAGTAACCTACAGACAATCCTAAAAGGCCAGAATACTGCTCTTTAACTTCGGTTGTCGCTCTCATAAGGTCAAAGGTAGTTTCCTCCATGTAAATGGCCTGTACTTTGTACCCTTTGCCTTTAGCGTATCTTACACGCTCTTTCAAATCTGCAATTGGTTTTGCAGTCGCTGCAGTACTCCAAATAACGGCTGCACCTTTCTTGTTTCCAGAAGGAATACCAAAGGTCGCTTTGGTCAATACTCCAATGTTGTTTGAACTGGTAATATCTACAATTCCTGTAGACAAGGCTTGCATCGCCATTTCTTCCAATCTCATGTGAACACCTCTGTAGGATCTTCCAACATCACCAAAGATGATCTTGTAAATCTGTGCTTCCAAACCTCTAGGGCTATTCTGTAAAGCATACAGGTTGTGTAACTGCTTCTCGCTAACTTGATTCAATAGAGAGATCTTCTCGATTGCACCAGTCTGCATAGCAGCATCAGGTCGTTTTTTTAGCCTTGCGCTAGAATCGTGCGCAATGACATCAGCACTAATGGTCAAATCGCCATCAGCTTCCAAACTCTCCCAAGATAAATTCGATGTGAATTGGGCAGGGAACAAACTTCTATATGCGAAGCTTGGCTCTTGTAATCCAGCTAATACCACTTCTAAGGCTTTCTGGGTTACGTCTTGAAATCTTTTAATTGCCATTTCTTAAATATTAAATGTTAATAAATTATTTTGATCCTTATATGAAGGAAATACCGGGCAATGCTCCTTTTACGGTTGCATTGATTGCAAAAGGCAATTTAGCTTCGTTCACTACCCCTCTTATACAAATTGATGCATAAGGTTTTGCTTTAGGAACTTCTTGATACAGAATACCTACTACCTTATCATCGTCAGCTTCCAAGTTAGCTTCCAACAAAGGTCGGTACTTACCTGAAACAACAATGATCGGTGTTCCTTCTGGAATATAACCATCAGAATCATACTCTGTAGTTACTCCTGTCAAATCTAACTCTGCACCGCCAGGTACATCAGCTAACATTTTTTCGACTACATTCTTACCTCCTGTAACAACGCTATCGCTACCAATAATCTCTGCCATGTCTTAAATTTTAAAAATTAATTAAAGTTGTTTTGCCATTTCAGCCAATTCTTTTTCGTCGGCTGTGGTCATTTTGCTTTGGTTTTTGTCCGTCCTGTCACTAAACGAATAGGTATCCGTTCCTGCGATGTCCGTGTAAACTTCTGCGTATTCAGTCTCAAGCGCTTCAATCTGATCATCCACGCTAGTTTCTGATTTAAGATCAATACGACTAATCCACTTCGTTTGAAGATTTTTAGGCAACTTGCTTTTTTCCATTTTACCCTTGGCTTCATCCAATTTAGAATTAACCTGATTCTTATTTTTAATAGAATCTAATTCTTGCGTCACCGAATCCAATTTAGACATCATTGCCTTAACGTATTCTGGCGTATCATCAGGTAATTTAGTGGTCGGTTTATTTTCTTCACCTTCCTCATTGTAATCATCCTGTAAAAATCTCTTTTTGAATGTTTTGATTCCACTATCGACCTTTTTGTCGTGTGCCGATTGCATCACCTTTGACATTGATAGGATCTTGTCAAATCCTAATTTTTCAACTGCCTGAACTAATAGTGGACTTGTAGCCAATTCGTCTACAGTTAAAGTGGTTTCATCACTGTCTGCATCCACTACTGGCAAATCATTAATAAAGGCATTGATTTCTGCTTCTGTTTTGTTTTCAAACATTGAAGCTAGACCCTCACTCATTCCCGCCAATTTTAAAGCGTTAATCAGTTTTACTCTGAGTTTCTTATTCATAATTATTACGATTAGATTAAATTAATTTCGACTAATGTAATATTGAATAGGGCAACTTAAAGAATAATGACAAGGTTTTTATTTATAGTAGTAAATCATCGGTATGCGTAAATGACCGCATATATTGTAGACTCCGAGATCATAAGAAGCCTTTCAAGATCCTTCACACACTCGCTATGAGTTTTATCATCGTTACTGTCAATGTACCAATGTATAAATACTCTCCTGCGTTCTAAGTGCTTCTTGGACTTTCTTGGCATGGTGAACTTTATCTTATTTTTCTTCAAATATCGCTCAAATTTTTTATGCACCAAAACAACCTCTTGGAATTGTATAAAGATCTGCTCATGCGTAATCAGTGGCTCCCACTTCTGCAAGTATCTTTCAGTCGTACTAAGTAGTTTGGCTTTTCTCATTTGGTCACATGGCTTTTAATAGCAAAACCTTCTTTAGTGTTCTT